TATAGCCTTTGGTCATTCCACCTTTAGCCATACCTTTAGGTTTCATGCCTCCCATTTTACCGCCCTTAGACATTCCTTTGGGTTTCATTCCACCTTTTTTGCCACCTTTAGAGTAGCCTTTAGTTTTTTTAAACATAATTTATCCTCTGTTTAATTAACATTTCCACCTACGTCTAGCCTGTCTTATTCTAGAATTAGGATTATTTCTTGTTTTAGCTGAACTTCGTTTAAGTTGTCCAAGAGATCTAGCACAATAAGACTTACGTCTTTTTGCGGCCTTGCTTCCTTTTTTAACTTTGCCTGTTACAGCAGTTTTTAATTTAGAACCTGGATTTAATTTACGGTACGCTTTGACCCCGGCTTTTGTCATGCCAGCACCCTTTTTAGTGGGTCTAAAATTCCTCTTACTGCGTGGAGGCATTTTAGTTCTTTTGCGTACCATAAAAATTAATCGTACTTTTTAATTAACACCAAAATAATGTTATAAGTATCTCCACTCGAATGACCAACTGTGGTGAAATCTATATCACCAGTTACGCCACTACCTGCATTGTTAGGTATAGCAGTAAAATAGTCATAATACTCATCGCCTGTACTATCAGAGGGCAAGCCTGCAAATAATACATTAGCTGTAGCATCAAATTCCATGTTTACACCCATGCCTCTTGTCATCCAGTAAATACGAGCGACAGATACTTTAGTGCAAGCTTCACCTTTGCTATTTGCAGATAATGCAGATACATCAACTTTTTTAACAGCACTTTCTCCAGTACCATCAGAAACATTGGTGAATTTTAAAATAGCTTGCCTTTCATCATCCTGTATTGTTTGGGATGTAACTGTATCAGCCATATTTAACTCCTATTATTAAGCGTCAGCAAATGGAGTTACTAAAGTTCCAGAGCCAAGTGTAATACCTTCAACAGCATACTTAGCAGATCCCATAGCAGTACATTTGATTATAGATCCTGCTAATCCACCTTTGGTTGAACCATTTAAAGTGATTACATCATTAGATGCACCAGAAATAAAAGTTTTACCAGTGGCGTTATTAACACCAGTATATAATCCACCTACAAATTTATCAGTGCCATCAGTAAGAATATCAAGATCAGTTGCTGCTGTCTCAATAACAAAAATGAAGGTAGCACCTAAATTATTTAGTGAATTAGGATCTGTAGGATCAGTTGGTGCAGTTGTAACAATTGAGGGTAAAGTAAATTTACCGTCAGCATCGTTACATGTAAGTATACGTCCTGCGTGACTGTCTACGGTTAAAGTTGTGTCAGCTGTTAAACTTACTACTGAAGTATTACCTGCGGTAATAAATCCAGAGATAGATCTAACAGGACCTGAGAATGTTGATTTAGCCATAATTTTCTCCTAACTAAATATGTTGCGCCATCTTTGGAGTAAGTCTGCCGAGCCAGTTGGTGCAACGGTTAATCTCGGTTTATTTGATTGTAAGTTAAATATTAGAAAAAAGAAAGGGAGCCGAAGCTCCCTTACTCAAGTGTTGAAAACACTTAATCCAAAATAGGATTACGCACCTTGTGATGCAAAGACAGCTCTTGGGTTTGAGAAACCAAAAGAATATCTCTCTCTAGCTTTGAATCTGACATTGCCAGTATCAAAGTCGCCTTCCATAGAAGTTGAAAGAGGTGATCTCTCAAAGTGTTTAAAGCCATCTGGGCAGTCAGTTAACAAGTAAAACGCATCAGTATCAGTTAAGAAATGGTTTACTGCATAACCTTGTGAGATCATTCCAGTATTTCTTATAGCATTGATGTCGTTGTCAGAAGTGCTTGTTCTACCAGGAGTATTTAATATTCTATCAGCCACGAACTGAAGTTGTGGTGGTACTATTAATTTTGTTCCTTGTAAAGCAAGAATCATATTTCTGTCATCAACAAAAGTTGAAATAGAAATAAGAGCATCTTCTAACGAAGTCTCGTTTAAGTCAGTAAAAGTGGTTGGTCTATTTGAGAATGTTCCTCCACCTACTAATGGATGAGAAGTGTTCACGAGTGATACTCCATCTCCACCAGTAAAGCTTGATGAGAAAGCATTATTCAATACAGACGCAGCTTTTACTTGCTTTGTGTGCGCCATAGATCTAGCTAGAGCTTTTGTATATCTAGCACCTAATCTATCGTAAAGGTTATCTTCGATAGCTTCTTCTGTAAGAGCGAATGCTAACGCAACGGTTTCATGTGAATACCTTGCAGTAAAGCCTTCTGAAGCGTTGTCAAAAGAGACCCCGGTTCCTTCTGGTTTTACCTGTGCGTTACCGAAACCTACTATTAAGGTTTCTTCTTCAAATGCTCTATCTGAAGACTCAGTTTCAAAAATTTCCGCGTGCTCGTTTTCGTACCTGTTGTATTCCATGCCAAATAAGGCATTTAAACCAGGCTCGAGCTCCTTCGCTAATTGTGAACGATTAATCGCCATGATTTATACTCCAGTTACTTGAGCGTAAAAGTGCTCATTAATTTTGACTATCAAGTTAACGTTTGCTGATTGAGAACCAGTACCTAAAGTATTATTCTCAGGATCATTGGAAATTCCAATAATTCTAAGTTGAGCAGAAGTAGCAGCAGTAGTTCCACTGATTGTAACACCAGATTGTCCATCTGTTGTTGAACCAGAAGCATATACAATGTCAGCATTGTTACCAACGACTGTTTGTACAACTGAACCAGTTGCAGCACTTTCTACTTCAAATAATGCATTAGGATCGTCAACTACGAAAGCCACCGCGTCTGATGTAACTGTACCATTAGGCCAGTGAGAAGAAAAAATAACTTCCCCACTAGAATTAGTAAACTTACATCCCCTAAAGACTCCCAACAGTTGATCGCCAGCAGCAGCTACTAAAATAGTACCTGCGTTGGTCATTTTAACTGGGTCGCCTGAAAATATGTTTCCGCTTGCACCAGAAGCAATTTTGTATTCTGTAACTCCTTCGGAGTTTACATTACTACCTAATTTGCCTAAAGGTCTCAAGCCGAAAGCAGCATTTTGGTTTGCCATAGTTATGTCCTTTAAAAAAGGTTAATTAAAAGAAGAAACAAATTATCCTCTGTTTCCTCCGCCAAATGTTACCTTTGATTTCAATTCTCTAGAAATTGGCATCGCAGGATTTTCTTCACGCATTAGGTCATTCTCTACTGCACTCATTTGGTTTTGTGTTTGTTTAGCGAAATATTCATTTCGTTGATCTGCGATTTCTTTTGGTATTTTGCACAGTATCAAACCGCCAACCCCATAAGTTCCAGCGTGACGACCATCATCGACAGTGGGCATATCACCAAGTCCGGGAAATTCATTCGGTCTGACTGTTTCCCAGCCTTCACGAAATCTTTTTGAAACATTAGTTTTGTAGTCTAAGCCAAGCACTGACTCTGCTACCCATCGACCAACAAGACCTTGAGCTTCCATTGCTTTAGTTGTTGCCTCTGGCAATTCTAAAGCAGTAGGCATTTTCCATACCTTTGGCCTCTCATCTTTAGCTCTAGTTTCCGATGCTCTTGTTACTTTTATTTCTTTATCCTTACTCATGATTTTTGTAGCCTCGCTTTTTGTATTGCGTAATCTTTAAATGACACTCCAAGTTTCTTAGCTAGTTGCTGTTCGCTCGGTGTCAACTCGATACGATTTTTTTGTTTGCGTCCAGTCGATGTTGTGCGTGTTGGCGAAGCGACTGTTTGGACGGGTTTTTTGTCAGCTTCCACGTTAAATTTGTGAGGCAACTCTTGTCGCACTCGTTTATCAATCTCACTATAATACTCATCTGAGTCAGTGTCAAAACCTTCATTCTCTAATTGCTTATGAACAGCGAATGCAACTGAGGTTGCAACTTGGTCTTGTCCAAACCAAGTATTCTTCTGTGCCCATTCACGAGCTTTAGGCGATGGTTCGTTATATTCTTCAACCTCTTGAGATGTTTGTTGTAAAGGTTTATTTTTTTGTTGTTCAATATAAGCAGCTTCTTGTGCTTCATATTGTTTTTGTGCTTGAGAGTATTGCTCAAGTCTAGCTTTATCAGTTGTAGCTAAAGTTAAAGCCTCAGTAGCGGCAGCTATTGCTTCAGCGTCACCAGCTTCTGTTGCTTGTTTTAAAGCTTGTTTTGCTAAAGTCATCTGAGATTCAACTCTATTGGTGAACTCATCACTATAACTACTAGAAAAAGATTTCTGTTGTTGTCTTAATTTTTCGTTTTGATCTTTAAGATCTTTAGCATATTGCACAGCCATCAGCTCTCTTCTTTGAAACTCTTTGGCTTGCGCTACTGCTTTGTTAATTCTGTTTTGTGCTAAAGATGCTCTTTTTTCTACTTCAGATAAATCTTTTGCTTCTTCTTCTACTTTAGGAGAAACCTCAAAGTCTTCTTTAACTTCATCTTCAGTAACAGGAGAAACTTGTTCTTTTGTTTCATCTAATGAAATCTCTACTGACTCTTCTTGAACTTCTTCTTCAACTCTTTTATTGATAGGCATAGCAGCCTTTTCAATTTTTTCTTCTGTGATTTCTATATCTATATTTTCTGCTTCGTTGGCCATAATTACCTCTTATAAAGATTTAATATCATTTGGATCTAAAATAGTTCCAATTACGTCATCATCATTAATGATTCTGACTTCGTGATCGTCTTCTAACCGAAAACGAGAACCAGCATATCTGCCAATTAAGACCCAGTCTTTTTCTTGACACCAAGGTTTGTTTCCGTATTTTTCTGTTTCTTTATAAGCTAAAGGGCCAACTTTTAAAACGTAAGCAACAACAGTTGCTAAAGTTTCTCTGTCAATGGTTTCTTTAACTAATTGAATACCGCCTTCAGTTACTCCTGCACCACGGTAAGGCAATACCAATATTCTCCATCCTGAAGGAGTTGGCATTCTATCTAATAGTGATTTTTTTAGTAGGCTTGGATCTAAAACTCTTGCTTCTTCTTTTACAAAAGCTTGATCTAATTCTGATGGGGTTTCTTCTTTTATATTTTCTGCGACTTTGTCATTCATCGATGTTGTCCGTATGCAGCGTTTCTTTTAAATCTTGCTCTAGGGATCGCAACGCCGATAACTCTCCCATAAAAAATTTGTAGTCTTCCATGGATTGTACATTCCCTGCTGAAAGACTGTCAACAATATTTTGCTGTCTTTGGCGCAGAGTTTTAAATATATACTCTGCTAATCTTATGCTGTCTATAGTTCTCTCCTAACTATACAGTGTTTATCTTAAATTGATGTTTCCAAAGTTTGGAATCATAGATCGATTGTTATCAATTTTTTCCATGCTTACAGGTTTAATTGCACTAATGCTTGGTATTCTTGCAGGCATCGGTAAATTCCCTGGTATTGGTGTAGGAATTTCAAGCCCCCTATTCCCCAGGTAATAATCGGCAAGCGAGAGCTTATCTGATCCTGTTGTTGGACTGACTGGTTGTGGCATAGGCATGAATCTTTCTCTGCTACCAGCCCCTAGATTGATCTTTGGTTGATACAAGTAATTTTTATCTGCTAAATCTATTCCCTTATCTGTTAATTGTTGAGCAAATTTTTCACTCATGCCTTCAGGAATAAAACTTGGAGCTGTTGCTGGACCAGGAGGCATTCCCATTGGCCTTAAAATTCCATCGCTAACATTTAAATTTCCATCTCCGTCTACAAAGAAATTATTTTCTGGAGGCATTGCTCCAGCATCTCTTTTAGGATCAGGCAAGAAACTATCGATTGGCTCTGGTTCACCCATTTCCATTCTGTCATTGTATTGACGCATGATGTCATCGTAGTCAAAGTTTAAAAAGTCAGGAAGGCCACTAAAATCTAAATTACTAAAATCTGGTATTCCCGGAAAAGGAGTTTGGCCTGGTACATAAGGTTCAGGCTCAGGTACAGGAGAAGGAGTTGGTGTAGCCAACTGGCCTTCTAGTTCTGCGATACGATCCATCATTTCTTGGAATCTTGCATCTTGAGCTGCTTGCTCTTCAGCACGTCTTGCCATTTCAGCTTCTCTCATTGGAGCTTGCGTTGCTTCATATTGTCTTTGAAATTGTTGACCCATTGGGCTTTCCATTTGACGCATGAACTGTTGCCCAATTGGGTCAGGTCTTCTATCAGTTGGCATGAAAGCTTCTGTGGGTTGAGGTGGGGCTTGATAACCTTGCGGTGTAAAATATGCTGGTCCACCTACAACTGCTGTAGGTCTGCCTATTGGCATGGGTTCTGGTGGCATTGCCATTTGGCCTGGTGCTTGACCCAAGCCTTGAGCATATCCGGGAACACCCCTAGCAGGCGTATATCCCATACGCTCTGATTCTAAATCTGGTCTAGAAATACCTTGAGGTGCAACTCTTGCAATGCTCATCAATAAACTCCGCTAAACTTAGTGCCTCTCAATGCAGCCTTACCGCCTCTAGATTTACCTTTACCATATGGTTTAGGTGCACCTGGATTTGGTATCTCTTCTACTTGTTTGTAATTAACAGTGCCTTGGTCTTTGATGCTAACGCTTGCTTTTACGTTTTTTACTTTTTCCATTTTTACTCACCTTTCTTTTTTTCTTACCAGCTTGCGCTAGTGCGATGGCCACCGCTTGCTTTTGCGGCTTGCCAGATTTCTTTAACTCTCTTATGTTAGCAGATATTGTCTTTCTACTGCTACCTTTTTTTAGAGGCAATTTTAACTCTTCTTACTTTTGGTTTTTTTAGGAGTTGTTTTTTTAACTTTAGCTTTAGCTTTGGTAACTGTTTTTTTAACAGCTTTTTTCTTGACAACTTTTTTCTCGACCTTTTCGGTTTCGTTATTTGCATCCTCATTGATGATCGGTTGATTGCCATGTAGTTTTGCCTCTTCTTCTTTCATTACAGCCTTATTAATGGCTGCCATTTTTTGTCTAACTGAACTCATTTATTTTCCTCGCATTATGTCCATTGCTTTAAATTGATTCTGTTGTTCGATTCTTTCACGAGCAATGGTGTCTTTCATCATAGCAATTTCTTGTTGGATTGCTAGTCTTTGCTCTGCAAGATCTTTGTTTTGCATGACTCGCATTGCATCAAACTGTTGACGTTGTGCAAACTCTTCACGCTTACGTTGCACATCATCAGCTTTAATATCTAGTTCTTTGTCTCGTAATTCTACCAATGGGTCAGGCATAGGGGGAGGTGGCATAAACATTTGATTGATTTGTTCCATCAACTGCGACACCACTGCGGCCACATCTCTAGATACAGACTCTTGCAATTGTTGTTGATAACCCATGGAGAGTTCTGGTGGCAACATAGATATTTGTTGCATGATTGCTTGAAACTCTGGATTCTGTGCATTTTGTTGATCCACTATCTCAGCCGCTCTAAAAGATACATGCTGATAAATATGTGCTTGTATCAAAGATAAAACTGGCGGATTGGTTTGTGCGGTTACAGTGCCATACAAAGACATGTGTGAATTAATGTGAGCATCATGGTCTTGACCTGCAAAAGCTTGTTGTGGCAAACCAGATATTAAACCTGCATTCTCACTCGCAGGGTCCATGGGTTGTGGTTGTGGGGGTGGTGGCAATAACTGTTCTATGTTTTGCACACCCATCGATGCATACATTCTACGATATGCTTCATAAATACCATTGGGGCCATGGATCTCTGGATTGCTTTGCACTGTTCTCAGAAGTTCTTGAGCCATCATGACTCTTTGGCTCATAGAAAAAGTATTTGGATCTGAGATCGGCAAGACATCCACACGCTCATCAAAGTCTGTTTGCTTGATAACTTGATTGCCATTGGCTGTCATGTATGGATAGTCTGGTGGTAAATACTCAGCAAAGACTTGCGCAAGGAGTTCAAACTCTATGCGCTGACTTGAATGCAAACGTTTGTGAATTGCAGACATAACCCTCGTGCCACGCTCAAGCAAGGCAACCGTTGTACCTACTGGTGCATTGGCATTGGCATCGCCCACTTGCAAATCAGCAATCGAAGCGAAACGCCTTCCACTATCAACAAGGATTCCCAGGAGAGAAAGTAACGTTTGAGAAGGTTCCTTGAACGGTAGCGGTACGAAGGCGTCTCGCAAACTTCCTCCCGGAGCGTCCATGTCACGGAACTCGCCAGGTTGTAAAGGTTGATCGTCATTGCGAATACGAATCCCACGAGCCTTAAACCCTGCTGGTAAATTGGATAATGTACCTGCATCGATTAATTGTCGTAGGATTGAGGTTGAGGCTTTCGACAAGCCTCCGATCATGTGCGTTAAACCAAAGCCATAGAAACCTAGGCCGGGTAAAAACTTGTAGTGCACAAAGTAATTAATTTTTTGTTTTAAAGGATCTTCTTGTTTGTAATTTCTTCTAATAGATAAAACTTTGTCATCAGCAATGGTAACGATGTATGGCAGCTTAATACCTGTTTGCTCGCCTTCAGCGTTGGTATCCTCATAGCCAGTGATATCTAAATCAGTGTGAATCTCATGGAGTTGACACATATCATCATCGCCATAGCTAGGCTTGATGCCTTGAATATCATCTATTTCTTCTTGTACATCGTCATATTCATTTGTTGAATAATCATTATCATTGATATCTATGTCTTTATAAAAACCCACTTGTTGTAGTTTACGCACATCATTCATGGACATGCTCACCACATGAGTTACACGACTTGCGCTGTGCAAGTCAGTTGTGCCATAAGGCACAATTAAGTCTTCGCTTGGAATAAATTTAGAAACAGCTCGATTAACATTTTGGTCGTAATAGACTTTTCTAAAAGCTGAACCACTCAGTGGTAGATAAAACAGCATCTGATCGGTTTCAGGATCATACTCTTTCATCACTTGCATGAGCTGATAGTTCATAAACTCTTGCACGCGTGATGCTTGTTGTTCTGTCTCAGGAGTTGTCATACCTATGACTTGAGTTTTAACTGGGCCTTGCGATGGCAAGATCTCGTTGTAAGCCTGCGCTTGGAACTGGGTCACGGATTCTGCCAACAGAGGGTGCATCACCCCACTTGCACCCTCAAAGGGTTGCGACCTTTCTTCATACTTCATGCCAAGGTACTCTAGGCCGTCACGATAAGTTTGCTCCCAATCGCTGCGTGAATCCTTGTCAGACTCAACGCTGTCCATGAGATCATTCTTAATTACATTAAGCTCTTGACTATCGATACTCTCAGCCAAGTTAGCATAGAAATCTGTATTATCTAGTGGAGGTGCGACTGCACCAAAGACTAGAGTGCCATCTTCAAGCTCTTCAAAATCATCGAGCTCTGGTTGTTCTTCTTGAACATCAACCTCAATCTCCATCTCTTTGGATCTGTCTCTAACCTTTAGATCAACTTGATCCTCAACGGTGATTGCTTTGTCTACTGTTGCCATTTATGTTTTTCCTGTAAATGCTTTACCAAGGCCTTTGATTGCTATACCACCGCCTTTCATTTTTCTTGGCGAAATTTTACTGCTTTTAGCAAATTCTTTTTCCATTCGAGCAGCATAAGCCTTTGTTTGGTCTTCTTTTTCTTTTCTTCTTTTTGCTATGGCTTTATCTGAAAAAAACTCATCTCTTTTTTCTTTGCTCTTTATTGACTTTTGATCTTTGCTTTTAAGATCTTTCATTCTTTTGTCAAATTGTTTTTTACGTTTTATTTTTTTTATTTCTTTTGCTGGCTTGTCAATAAAATCAACAATAGATTCAAGAAGTTTTTTCTTAGCCATTACTGCTTACCTGTAAATGCTTTGCCGTGTCCTTTGATGGCAATGCCACCGCCTTTCATTTTCTTTACTGGCTTCAATGGTGGAAACTCTTTGTCAATAGCTTTTTGTATATCTGGATCGTTAGACTTTATTTTAATTTTTCCTGTTCTAATTCTATCAGCAGTTTTCTTTGAAACATCTTTCATTGAATCTATGAACTTTTTCTTTTTCGACATCTTGGCCTCTAATAATATATTCTCTGTTTGGGGATTGGCAAATCATCTTCTTCGTCAGTTGCCAATCGCACAAAGTTACCTTGACGAAATCTTAGTATAGCCTGTGTTGTCGAATCTACAAAATCATCGT